TCATCAAAAACATAATTATTGGCAGCGCAGCAGAGCGAAATAGCATTTATGCCGTGACATCGCTAGGTGGAGTGCATGAATTAGAGGCTGTAGAAACATCCAATGACAGGTTAGTGTCCGCTGGCTCAATAACCAGCTTCCCTATCGAGTCATCTTTGACAACTAGAGGCTACGCGCTAGGCAATCTTGACCGTAAACGCTTTACAGATGGGCAAGTTACCATGCAATGTGTCGATGGCGGTTTAGGTGAGTATGATATTTCTTTTGCCGCAGAAGATCCAGACAACAACCAGAGCATTGGCACAACAACCATGTTTCTTGACGGTGTAGTGCTTGGCACAGGATCTACCAACGAGGACGAAACAGGTAATATCCGCTTCCGTCTTGGTGGCATTAGAGGCTATCTAGGAACGCTAACCTTGACACGGACGATCGGCTCCCCTAAGATCACATCCATAAAAGTTACAGGGTCTGTAACAAACCGACAAATCATATCACAGAAATAATATGCCTGGAGTAGTAGAAACAACGCACACCTTCGCAACAAACGAGGTTATTACTAGCACGTTGATGAACAACATCATCGACCAAACGCTATTTACAAGCGATGCGTTGTCAGGAGGAACTCTTGCGTTGACCGCTGGCAAGATTAAAGTAGCTACATCTGGTATTACGTCTAATGAAATGGGAGTTAATTCGGTTACAACTAATGCAATAGCATCTTCATCAAGTGCCAATACGGGAGTCACATATGCCAAGATACAATATGTGGCCAACATGAAAGCATTAGGAAATGTTTCTGGTTCTCTCGGTGTTGTAGCAGAGGTTTCTATTCTTGATGAGGACAACATGGCAAGCGACAGTGCCACTTCATTAGCTACTCAGCAAAGCATCAAGGCTTATACTGACACTAAATTTGCAGCAGTAATTACAAGAGGAACGGCAGTTGCCACAACTAGTGGAACAACTGTTGATTTTACATCTATACCATCAACAGTTAAGCGGATTACAGTAATGTTATCTGGGGTCAGCACAAATGGAACTAGTCCTGTTATTCTTCAACTTGGAGATTCTGGTGGATTTGAAATAACTGATTATTTAGGTAGTGCCGCAGAAGTGAGAGCAACTCCAGACTTAGATTTATTTACAACTGGTTTTGGATTATTACAATCTCCAGCCGCAGCTGATTTATTCTATGGTATTGCGACGATAACTAATCTATCTGGCAATGTGTGGGTCTACTCATTTACCGGTGGCAGTTCTACTATAGCAAATAATTACATTGGAGGCGGGAGCAAAACATTATCAGCAACACTAGACCGCATACGTCTTACTACTGTTGGCGGCGTAAATACTTTTGACGCAGGATCAATAAATATCATGTATGAGTAATCGTAAATGAATCCACACCTAGCCATAGCACTTAACCTTTATGAATAGTCAATTAGAAGCAATTGAGAAATGTAATACTGAAAATGTAATTGCATCTAAAGTGCCATCTATTGAAGAAATTTCTTCTGCTTCTACAATTGAGCAACTTGAGTATCAAATGTCTCAAATGCCAGATGGATATTTTCCTACTGAGCATTTGTTTCTTCCTGGCATGTATGTTCGCAAGATATTTATGCCAGCAGGATCGCTGCTTACAAGTATGCAGCACAAAACAAAACATCCGTTTGTTATTGCGTCTGGAAGATTGCGCGTTATGGATCAAGTTGGAGTTGTTGAATACGAAGCTCCTATTGTTGGCGTTACCGAAGCAGGAACTAAACGAGTTCTATACATTTACGAAGACACAACTTGGATTACCTTTCATGCAAATCCAGAAAATATAACTGATGCAGATGAAATGGCAGCATATTTAACATATCCTAATGAAAACCCACTTTTTGAAAAAGATGATCCAAGAGTAAACTCATGGAAAAAAGACAGATATGAAGAACTAAAAATCAATACTATGGAAACCTATACGGAAAAAACAATTAACGACTTTGGAGGTGAGTTAAGCTAATGTCTTGGGTAGCAGTGGGAACAGCAGTAGTTGGGGGTGCGGTATCCGCATACGGTGCTTCTCAAGCAGGAAAAGGTCAATCAGCACCTAAGCCTGGTGATATTTTTAAAATAGCAAATAAAGGACCAAATGCAGGAACAAATCTTGTAGGGCAACAAGCAACTGGCTTGCTAGATTACTACAATCAAAACACTCCAAGTTTTCTCCAGTTAAGCGAAAGGTTTGGTCCACAATTCATGGAGCAAATGTTCGGTCAAACTGGACAATTCTTTAGCGGAGTTAATGGTCAACCTGGGTTCAATGCACTTCAACTTTCCACATCGCAAGAAGCTGGTAAAACATTAGGTCAAATCCGCGCAGAAGAACTTGCTCAGATGACTGGGCAAACAGGTCTTACACGTGGGCTTATGCAGTCTTTGTCCCCAGAACAGGCAGCAGTAGTCCAAGCGTCAGCACAAGAAGCTGAACGTGCAAGGGCTTCAGCACAAGGAGTTACTCCACAGGAAAAAAGAATGTATGAGCAGGCTGCTAGGGAAGGATTTCAAGCATCTGGTCGCCTTGGTGGAAACGCTGGTATTGCAGCAGAAATCATGGGCCGTGAAGACCTTATGCGTCAAAAGCGCGAGCAAGCTGCACAAGCTGGAAACAATGCTTTTAATCAAGCTGGAGCGTTTTATACACAACCTGGACTACAAGCACTTAGCGAAGCTCCATTATCTTACAATGCAGGTCAAAAAAATCTTGCATTAGGCTTGCAACTTGGTCCTGCATCATCTGGTGAGTTTGATTACAATATGCCAATCAATCTTGCTATGAATCAAGCTGGTGCGCAAAACCAAGCAAACATGGCGAATTACTCTATCAATGCTGCAAATCAACAAGCAAAAGCAAATGCTTTTTCTTCAATCGGAGGAGGCTTAATGGGCTTAGGTCTTGGGATGAATAATGGAGCTTATGCACCAGCATCAATGACTGCAGGAAATATGGGAGCTTATGCTGGAAATATTGGTAGAAGCTTCACTGGTCAACCACTAAGAGCATACACAGTTTAATATTATGGCACTTATCGCAGGACAAATAAACCCAGCTAACTACCCTCAACCTAACTACAGCGGGGTAATTCAATCTGCTCAGATGCAAGCGCAAGGACTGTCCAATATTGGAAAGAGTATTGGCGGGGCATTAACTAACTTCGGAGAAGCCAAGAAAGAACAGAGGAAAGTCGATGCTTACAACAAGGCATCTGCCAAGTCTATTGAAGCTGCGATTACTCTAGGTAAATCGTATGAAATCAAAGGAGTAGAAGAAACGCTATCTCCATTCTTGCAATCATACAACGATCCTAATCTTAGCCCTATCGAGAAAGCTGCATTGCTGGATGAAGGCAAGGCGATGATTCCTAACGTGTTTGGTCGATTTGACAAGAGTCAGGCCATGGCTATTGAGAATGCAAGGAATGCACCTCTACCACCTGCTCCGCTTGTATATCAGGACAAGCTATTAAAGACCAGTCAAGGTGATATTCTTGTAAAACAAGGAAGTGATGGTCAAATGTATGATCCAAAAACAAAGTATCCAATTTTTGATTTGCAAGCTTATGGTGAAGGGAAACCCCCAGAAGTTTATTCTGCTGGAGCAACTTCCGCTGCTGATTTTATTGATGGAGCATTGTATAATTTTCCAAACTTAGATGGCACTCCTGGATCAATGCCTCCAGTTGGCGATGTAAATCCACTTCTTCCCCCGAAGAATGCTGCAGATGCGGCTGCTATAAATGCTATATTAGCTGGTGGGCAATTAGCTCCACCAGTTGGAGAGCCTCCAGCAAGCATTGCGCGACCTCAGCCAGAGCCACAATATACTCCTAGATATATTGCGACAGATGAAGTAAAAGCTCCTACTGGGACTGTAATTACAATGGACGAATATAATGCAATAGTAAAAAGTGGACAAAATATTGAAGGAATACCATTACCAGATGGTAAATTTTACGCTACTAAACAACGACCTTTTGCACCTCAGCAAGGACAAGAAATAATTACCAATGCTGATGGAACAACAATTCGTTCTATTGCTCTTGGTAGCAAAGCTGCTCAAGCACAAAGAGCTGAAGATGCAAAAGTTGACAAAGCCATGGGTCTTATGCAGGACCTTAATTTGCTTGAGAAAGCTTCAGAGTCAATGACTCCTGGAGTTCTTGGAGCAGCTGGTCGCATGGTTGCTGAACAAATTCCTGCCACTCAACAAGCTGAAACCAAAGATATTATTGATCGAGTTAATTCTACGCTTACGCTCTCTGGCATTCAAGAAATGAGAGCAAATAATCCTACTGGGGCAGCACTTGGCTCTGTGTCTGATAAAGACATGGGAGTCTTGAGGTCCTCTGTAACAGCCCTTAGAAACGCCCAAAGCCCAGCAGCATTTAAGCGTGAATTAGTCAGATTGAAAAATCTTCAACATGATCTTATTTATGGATCAGAACGAGTGCTTAAATCTAAGCTAGATAAAGGTGAAATTACGCAATCACAATTTAGTCAAGCTATGGCAAATGCTCCTGTTGAGTATTTAGATGAACAAGGTGAAGTTAGATCAAGAACTGCACCAACAGCTACTCCATATACAGGATTAGACGATGAAACTAAAAAAGCACTAAAAGACCTAGGTATCGATGAGTGATTTACAAAAACAAAAAGAATTAATTAGTTCTGACATAAGCAAAATCTCTCTCGGGATTCGTGAAGCTAAAAACAAATATCAAGCAGCTATTACTGCTGGTAAAGATGTTGAGGCTCAATCTTATGTTGATTTAGGTAGAAATCTTTATGACAAAGTAAAAATTCTTCAAAATCAATTTTCAAAGTTAGAAACAGAAGAAGAAGCACCAAGTTTAGAAAGAACAAGAGGACTCACAAAAGAAATTGAGAAGCCCTTTGTTACTCCTATGCCTAACTACATGAACATGGGTGGGAGAGGTGGTATGGGCATGCCTACGCCAATGTATAACATGCCTTCTGTTGAGCAACAAATGGCAACAAAACGAGAATCTATTGCCCAGCTTTTCAATGCTCCAGTTGGCGAAGGTGGCATGGCGGCAGAACAACTACCTACTGGAGTAAGATTTGGTGTAGGTGCATTGCCTACTAGGGAATCAGAGCTTGAATATCTGCAACAGACATATCCAGATGCCAGAATTACGCCTATGAACGTAGGTGGTAAAACTCAATTCTTGATTAAAACCAAAGATGGTAAAACATTTACTACGCTTGATATGGGGCTTGCTGGTTTTGGTGGAGCAACCTTAGTAGAAGGTGGTATTGCTCTTGGCTCAACAGCGGCTGGAATTGGTGCTGGAGTAGCTACAAAAAGCCCAATGGCTGGAACTGCTACTGCTGCCGCAACGGAAGCTGGCTTAGGAACCGCTGCCGATATGATTACCCGTGCCGCACTTGGCATGGAACCAAATATCGGAGAAAATGTTGCGCGTCGAGGAACTCAAGCAGCTATTGGAGGCGCACTTGGTGTAGTTGGGGATGTTGCAATTCCTGTTGTTCGCGCATTTAGGGTTCCAAGTGGAACACCAAACACATTCAGACAACAATTTGTTGAATCTGCTGAGCGACAAGGGCTTCCAGAAGCAGTTCCTGCTGGTTCGCAATTTGGGCCGAAAGGAATAGAGGGAGCGCAAGAACTTGCTGGTGATTTTCCAAAATCTCGATTAGGAGCAAAATTAAGAACTGCGCAACAAGACATAGTAAGAAAATTTGATCCATTTAGAAAAATGGCAACAACTGCACCTGGTGATTATGCTAGCGTTGCACGAAATCTAGCACAGAAAAGAGGTGAGCTTGTAACCAGAATTGCTCGAAACACTGATCAAAATGAATTTATTGTTGATGGAGCTGTTCAAAGATTGCTTAAACCATATGGAGAAGCTAATGTTGATGAGCTTGGTGGAGTTCTAAGAGGAACTATTCAGCAACTTGACGAAGAAACTGCAAAATTTACCAATACTCAATATGATTTAATGTCTGATCTAGCTGATACTGCTGGTTTTTCAATGACAGCGCAAGAAATGCTAGATAAAATCCCACAAATTAGGCGGCAATTAAATTTTTCAGGATTTATTGACGATAGGGGTGTGAAAGGACTTGAAAGCAGTCTCAAGGCTAGAAGGGATGCTCCTATTGAAATTAATAGAATCGAAACCAGATTGAAAAATCTGAAAAAAACAAGGAATAGTGTAAAAGATCCAAATTTCAGATTGAGATTGGAAGGGCAAATTCAAGATGCTGCTAATGAACTAGAAGACCTTAAAGCTATAAATAGACCTTTAAATTTTAAGGACTTTAATGAATTAGTTAAATCATATGGAAATCTACGATCAGAGAACCTAGTTGGCGGATCAACCAAGGATATTTTTGGAACTAAAATATCAGATGAATTGTCTGGGCTTAGATCGCAGATTTTTAAGGGTTATAGTGCTACTGACGCAAGTGGAGTTACTCGAAATCTTGCAGATGAATTTCAAAAAACAGCATTAGAAGTCGGCAAAAGAAATGATATGCAAAAAAATACTTTAGGTAGCATATTAAAAGAAGCTGGCGGAGAAAATGTTGCAACACAAAGAGATGTTGTAAGGATTGCTATGAAAGACCCAGAAACAATGGGTCGAGTTCTTCGTGCTGCTCAAGATTTGGATGCAACGCAACCTGGTATTGCCAAAACTATTAGAGATAGAATGCAGATTCAGTATCTGAATGACATCATGGGCAAGCAAGGAAACATTACTCAACTTAATTATGATAAAGGATTCTTAGATACATTATTTGATGTTGATTCTGGTAAAGTAGCTAGGGGACTAGATACCTTAAATGAAAAGTTAGCTACGATTAAAGGCGTAAAGATTTCTAATATTACCCGCGATGATTTAACTGCATTGTCTTCTGCATTATCTAAAAATGAAAGGAATCAAGTTGCAGATCAAATTGTCAAAAGGGAAGCACTCAAAAAAGAAGAAGAAAAAT